GATTTTAACAGGGGTTTATACCCTTTGAATGATTCTATTGCTTTTATAAGACTTCCATAATCTTGTCCAGGCTGATTAAGATCATAGCTCACAATATAAATAGGCATATGCTTTTCTTCTCCTTGCTCCAACGGGAATTTTCATTTGTCGCTACATCACCCGTCCAAACCACCGTACCCGTCCATAGACACGGAAATTTTCGAGGTCGGGACCTTCAATCACTACATCAGAAAAATCCCTGTTCTCAGAGCGAAGAATCCACCCCCCAGGCTTTTTCTGGACTTTCTTGACGAGTAGTTCCTCATCAAGCCCCACAAGAAAAATCTCTCCATCCTTCAAGTCTTTTGCAGATTGATCAATAAGGATAGTATCTTTGTGACGAATAAGCGGCTCCATGCTGTGCCCGAGAACATCCATCATAACCGAATCTTTGGGATGAATACCTACCCGACAAAGGAAATCGTCTCGAAAAGCATACATCCCTAGAACACCATCTGAGGTGACCAGTGAAGACCCCGCACCCGCTTGTGCGGTAACTTTTGGGATGAGTGTAAAACCCTCCAGTTTTTCATCTGGTGGGGTAATCCGGAAACCTAGTCTATCCAGCCATTCTATGAGGGCATCCGCTTTTGGTACAGTTGCACCTGCTAAGAATTTGTAAAATTTTGATTTTTCTGTATCAGGGTCAACACCAGCTTGCCTCATCAGGGTCGCCTTATTCCCACCCTGCTTTTCGATAAGCTGATTCAACTGACTAAGAATTTTATCGTATTTCTTCATAATATTAGCATATTACCATACTATCTCAAGAAAGATACTATCATATTAACGACAATTCTCTTGACATATTGTATCTAAAAAGAGACTTAAAGGGTCATGAAGTACACAGAAGCCATTATATCCCATCTCGAGCAGACAAATGAAACAGGGGATGCTCTTGCAGAGCGGGCTGGTGTTTCAAGGGCAACATTCTACCGAATCTTACGCGGAGATAATGATCCAAGGCTTAGTAGCATCGAAAATCTTTTGAAGACAGTGGGATATATCCTTGAGGCTGTTCCAGCCGCCCCCAACACTCGCACCGCACTGGCTGATGCCCTGCCCACTTTGGGAGTGGTCATTGTGGCACTTATCACCCTCCCGACGCACTAGCCCTTCCGCGCACCGCCGGGACACGGCCTCCGGCGTCGGGTAGTCCGCGACGCGGTACGACCGCCAGCGTATCCGGGGATCCCCATGGATCAGGATGCGGACGCGCCAGACGGGGCCGCGCAGGACGATGAGCAAATGAACCGTTTCCATGAATGCAGGATGGGCGAAACCCCGAATCCCGGCAATTTATGAATACACGGAGGATTCACACCATGAGCATGAACTTGCGGCACATGGGGTTCAACGAAGCGTTGGACGCGGCGAAGCAGCGTTCCGGGCTGACCAACGAGGCGATAGCCAACCGCTCGTCCCTCTCCACCGCCGCCGTTTCCAG